CGCCTCGAGCATCGACCCGAGTTCGTCCACCCGCTGGGCGAGCGCCTCGTTGGTGGGTGACCTCGCCCGCCTCATCGAGATGAACTCCGCCAAGGCGGAGTCGTGGCTGCAGGTGTCCGACCCTCAGGTCGCCCGGGACATGCTCGACAACCTCCGCGGGTGGCTGGACGCCGTGTACCTGCGGTACCCGGGGACGGAGCTGCGGGACTGCTGGGCCTGGCACCCGCCGGTGATCGAGGAGCTGTGGTGGCTGCGGTGTGCGCACGCCGAGGCCTACTCGGGCCGCGGTTGGGCTACGCGCGCCGGCCTGTGGCACCACCAGCAGCGCCCTGGAGTTGTCGAGCGCGTCCGCGCCATCCTCGGCACATGTGATCTTTCCCGGCACGTTTTCGGTGGTCAGCCGCCTATGGCGGCGCCGCTTGTGGCTCACCTCGACGCTGTCGCGGATGCCTGGACTTCTACCGGCCTTCCGGCGGAGCCCACTGAGCAGCAGCTGCAGCACGCGCGCGAGTACTCAGACCGCCTTCTCCGCAGACCATCCAGCTGACACGCCCTACTCCATTCGCACTACTTACACCTCTGCAAGATCCACCTTCTGATCAACATCTCTAGATCCACAACCACCAGAACTCTCGACCACACCGTAAGCATCCCGATCCGAAGGTGATCAACAACCGCGAAAGGAAGATGCCATGCACCGCCATTTCCAGGGCCCGCACGAGATGCTCGACGTCATCCGCGAGGCGTACGAAGCCGGTGACGCCGAAGACGCGCAGCGGCAGGCCGAGATCGAAGCCGCCTGGGCGCAGCGCGACGCCGAGATCGCTGGGCAGGACGGGTGGGCGCGGTGAGCCTCCGTGGCTTGTTCGGTCGCTTGACCGGCCGTGCTGATCACGCCGCAGCCGATCGCGGAACCGTCACATACGACCCGGACTTCTTCGGCTCACTCCGGTCGAACCTGGCTAATGCCGAGGAGTGGGCGGGGCACGCGGAGCAGGAGGCGCTGAGGTGGTCTCGCGCCACCGATGAGGCTGACCAGCTGCTCGGGGACGCACAGATGCATCGCAGCAGGGCTGACCGGCTGGCCGGGCGCCTGGCTTATGAGACGGCGTGCAGGCAAGCCCAGTGCGACATGTGGGGATGGTCGATGCCGGATCGCGGTGAGAACGGGTGGGCGCGGTGAGCGACGAGAAGCACCGCGGTTGTCCCACCCGGTGGGGCGCCCAGACGTGGGAGATGGGTGACCGGACCGCGATGGCGGTGCAGCACGTCCGGGACCTGATCGCGGGTGTCCTGTCGTTCGTGCCGGGCGTGGAGGCGGAGGCGCCTCCCACCCAGCGGGCGGCTGAGGCTCGGGCGCGGGTGCGCTGACTGCGATGAGTGCCGTGCTCGGGTTCGCCAAGGGCTATTCGGTCAGTTACTTGACTGGGCCTGTCGCCAGTGGAAGGGAGGGCTACTACTCCGGGGCCGTGGCGGCGGGTGAGCCGCCCGGCCAGTGGTGGGGAGCGGGAGCCCAGGAGCTCGGGTTGGCGGGCGAGGTCGACTCCGATCTGATGGAGGCGATCTACGCCCGCCTGCTCGACCCACGCGATGAAGCGACACATGAGAGGGCGAGGTGGGCGGAGGCGCCCACGTTGGGTGCCCCGCACAAGAAGTACGCGACGCCGCAGGAGCTGTACGAGAAGGCGCTGCTTCGGGAGCCAGACGCCGGGCCGGAGCGGCGGGCCGAGCTCTTGGCGGCGGCCGAGAAGAAGGCACGCCAGCCGATCGCGTTCTTCGACATGACCTTCTCCCCCAGCAAGTCCGTCACGGTGTTGTCGGTGGCGTTCGAGCGGGCCGCGAACGACGCAAGATCCGCTGGCCGCCTCGCCGAGGCGGATGCGTGGCGCGCCATGAACGAGGCCGTCGAGAAGGCAGTGATGGCCGGCGCGCGCGCCTCCATCGACTACCTGGAGGAGGTCGCCGGGTACGCCCGCGTCGGGCGGCACGGTGGTGGGGCGAACCGGTGGGGCGACGCGAACAAGTTCGTGGTGGCCCAGTTCCTGCAGCACGACTCCCGTGACAGGGATCCGCAGCTGCATGTGCACCAGGCGATCCTGAACAAGTTGCAGCGGGTCGACGGCAACTGGACCGGAGTCGACGAGTCCGCTCTCCGCCTGCACCGCTGGTCAGCTGGTGCGATTGGTGAGCGGGTGATGGAGGCCGAGCTCGCCCGCATCCTGGGTGTCCGGTTCGAGACCCGCCCCGATGGTGCCGCCCGGGAGATCGTCGGCGTCGACCAGGCTGTGATGGACCTGTTCTCGTCACGCCGGCATGCGGTGACCGCTCGCGCAGCCGAGCTGATCGCCGACTTCGAGCAGCGACACGGCCGTGAGGCATCGGTGTTGGAGCGGAAGCTGATCCATGAGCAAGCGACCCTCCTGACGCGCAAGGGGAAGTCGCACGACGGTGAGACCGCGGAGGAGCGCCTGGACCGGTGGGAGCGTCAGGCGCGCACCGCGTTGACAGGTGGCTTGTCGAAGGTCGCCCACGATGTTCTCGCTCAGCGCGATGCTGGGCCGGCGGAGTCGTGGGACGAGAGGGATGTCCTCGAGCGGGCTCTGGCGATGGTGGGGAAGAACCAGCAGACGTGGACCCGCTCCGATCTCATCTTCGCAGTGTCGTCGGCGCTGCCCGGCAACCTCGGCGTGGAGCCCACGAAAGTGCGCACTCTGCTGGAAGGTCTCGCCGACAAGGCCCTGGCCGACGCCGTCGTGGTGGTGGCAACGGAGGACGCGGACGGTTTGCCGGCCGACTTCAGGCTCGCCAACGGCCTGTCCGCGTATCAGCGGCCTGGCTCGGCGAAGTTCACGACACCGGACCAGCTGACCGCCGAGCGGATCAACGAGCGTGCCGCTGTCCGCACCGGCGCCGCGAAGCTGACCGCGGAGCAAGCCGCCGCTGCGGTGGACCGGTTCGCCGCGGCCGGTTTCCGCCTGGGCGTCGACCAGGATGTCGCCGTTCGCGGGGTGCTCACCTCCGGCGCCCACGTCGAAACCTTGACCGCCGCCGCAGGCACCGGCAAGAGCTTCACCGTCGGGGCGATCGCCGAAGCGTGGGCGGAGCACGGGCACCGCACCTTCGGCCTCGCCGCGAGCCAGAACGCCGCCGACATCATGTCCGAGGAGGGTGTGCGGGCGTTCAACATCTCCCGGTGGCGCGGTGAGTTGGAGCGCGACGAAGACCTGCAGCTCCGTCCCGGCGACCTGGTTGTGGTGGACGAGGCGGGGATGGCGTCCACCCAGGATGTCGCGGACATTGTCCAGCGGTGTGAAGCAGCGGCGGCGAAGCTCCTGCTCGTCGGGGACTCCCGCCAGCTCGCGGCGGTCGGCCCCGGCGGGGCGCTCGCCGACCTCGGCGCCCAGGCGAAGTCGTACGAGCTGACGGAGGTGCGCCGGTTCTCTCACGCCTGGGAGGGCGACGCGTCGCTCCGTCTCCGCGAGGGTGACGTCTCCGCGCTGGACGACTACGACAAGCATGGCCGCCTGCGGTCAGCTGGCACGCCTGAAGAGGCGGAGCGGAAGGCTTCACGCGCATGGCTGGCCGACACCTTGGCCGGTCGGCGGTCGCTTCTGCTGGTCGGCAGCAACGAGGCCGCCGCTCGGGTGAACGCCGATCTGCGCGCCGAGCTCGTCCGGCTGGGGCGGGTTGAAGAACGGGGTGTTGCGCTCGACCGTGAAGGCACCGTCGCCGGTGTTGGGGATGTGGTGCAGGCCCGGAAGAACAACTGGCGCATCGACACCCCTGTGATCAACCGGCAGACGTTCCGGGTGACCGAAATCCTGGAGGATGGGTCGCTGCGGGTTGAAAGTCGCGACGGCAACCCGATGGTGTTGCCGGCCGAGTACGTCCGCGAGGACGTGACGTTGGCGTACGCGTCGACGGTGCACGCGGCGCAGGGGCGGACGGTGGACACCGCGCACGGGGTCGTCGACAAGGTCGACGCGAACAGCGCGTATGTGATGGCAACCCGCGGCGCGGACTCGAACACGCTATGGGTCGTCACGAAGCCGCTGGCGTCGGATGCCCCGGTGGGTGAGGCGCAAGAGGTGGAGCCGCGCACCGCGAAGGCCGTGCTCGGAGACATGCTCGAGCGGGCCGAGGAAGAACGTGGCGCGCTCGCTCAGCAGGCCCAGGCGGTGGAGGACGAGAAGTCGACGTTCCGGAACTTCGATCGCCTGATCGATGCCGTCAGCATCATGTCCGGCGGGCGCACCTCGAACATCCTCGACCACCTGGCGGCCGACGGTGTCATCTCGGCGGAGGAGCGGGAACGGTTCGCCGCTGACGAGGCAATGGGGTCGGTGGAGCGGCTGCTGCGGCACGCCGAGGTCAGCGGCCGCGACCCCGCCCAGCTGGTGCGTGACGCCCTCGACGGGAAGTCGCTCGCGGACGCCCGGTCGGTGGGGCAGGTGCTGCACGCCCGACTGCGGAACGAAGTCGGGAAGATCGCGCCCCGCATCTCCTCCTACCGGGACCTGATCCCGTCATGGACGCCGGAGCGGTGGAGGCCGTACCTCGAGGACCTTGCGGAGCGGTCCGACCAGCGCCGTCACGAGCTCGGCGCCCGGGTCGCGGAGGAGCCGCCGCAGTGGGCTCGCGAAACCCTTGGCCCGGTCCCGGAGGATCCGCTGCGCCGGGCCGTGTGGGAGTCCCGCGCCGGGTGGGCTGCAGCGGACCGGGAGAACTCTGGATACACCGACGAAGCCAACGCGCTCGGGCCCGCCCCGGCGGCGGGGTTGCCGGAGAAGCATGCGGTGTGGTGCACCGCCCACGACGCCCTCGGTCTGCCGGATGTGTCGGCTGAGGAGGCGATGCTCACCGACGGGCAGCTGCGGATGAGGGTGGCTGCGTGGGAACGCGAGCAGCAGTGGGCCCCCCGCTATGTGGCCGACGAGCTCGCGGCCACCAACGAGGAGGCGGCGACCGCTCGGGCGAACGCCCAGTTGTGGGCAGCCCACGCCGAAACTCTTAACGACGCCGAGCGGAAGCAGGTTGCGCAGGCCGCCCGTGAAGCGGACGAGAGGGCCGAGGAGCTTGAGCTTCAGGCCCTCGCACTTGCGGAGGCGGACCAGGCGCGGGCCCGCTGGTACGCGCACACCGCTGTCACCCGTGACCTAGCGGAACGCGGCAAGGTTGAACTCGGGCGACGTGGAGTTGACCTGACGGATACGTCCGGGCGGGTCACTGCGGCGGAGTGGCTTGAAGCGCACCGCGCAGAACTGGCAGAGGCCGAGCAGCACCGCGCAGTCTACGAAACCGATTTGGCCGCGGACGAGCGGGTCGACGACCGCCCGCGTGGTGTCGAGACCGCGGTCGCCGACATCCGCGATGTCGCCGTGATCGATCCCAACGAGGCCGTCGATGCCACACCGCGGCGGCAGGTACCGGACGCGGACGCCACGGCTGCGGCTGTTGCGCGGGCGCGGGAGGCGCTGCTCGAGGTGCATGCCCGCGAAACCGCGGACCGGGTGCGGGAGGACGAAGAGGCCGCGGAGCGCGCCCAGCAGTGGCTCGCCGCGCGCGAAGAAGCTGACGTCGCTGCGAGGAGCGCGTGATGCCGGTACTCGACGAATGGGACGACACCGTCGGTGACTGGAGACCGGACGAGTGGGATGTGAAGGCCCGCGCGGTCATCGAGTACCGCAACCGGATCGCCGACTCCATCCCAGGGGACGTTCCGGAGGTCGGCACTGCGGAGTGGGCTGCCGCTGATTGGCGCACGCAAACCGCGGCGTACGCCCGCCACGAGCGGAACGTCGCTGCGGCGCAAGGGCCTGCGATCTCGAACCGGCTGGCGAGCGAGGCCGGTGAGCGGCGGGATCGGATGGAGGCCAGCCACGCCATCTCCGCGGAGTACGCACGCCGTGGGCACGCCGATGTTCACGTGCCGTACGCGGAGATGCAGCGGCGCCGCGCGGAAGTTGTGGTGCCGCTGCAGCGCACGGCGGAGACGGTTGCTCGGGCGCGGGAGGCATGCCGGGAAGCCGAACAGGCCCCGGCTGTGGCTGAGGAGCCTCCCGCGGCTGGTGCCGCACTAGAGAGGGGGCGCTAGTGCGGCACCAGCGCGGCGAGCCGCCGGTATCGGGCGGCATCGGTTGTGGCTCGCTGGCGGGCTTCGTTTCGCTGCTCCGGCAGCCCGGTCTTGCCGGCCATGTACTCGGCGTACAGCTGGTCGGCGGTGACCACCGTGTGGTCGGGGTTGCGGCGGGGCAGTTCGATCGGCGGGGTCCGGGACATGCCCAGCAGCCACGCGATGGTGTTCTGCGCGTCGCCGTGCGATGCGCCGAGCAGCGCCAGCGCGTTGGGCTCGGTGGTGTCGCCGTCCGTTACCCAGTCCATGACCGCCCGGACCTGCGGGTTGTGGGCGGCGGCGATCCAGTGGCAGTCGGCCACCGCCCGGGCCGACGGTGCCACCCAGGCAGGTATCAGCACGGTCTGCCCCATGACACGCAGTATGCGGGCCAGGCCTGACAAAACCCAACCACCAGGTGGGATTCACCTGGTCAACGCAATGAGAAGGGACTGCCATGACGGCAGAGGGGCCGAGGGTGTCGGGGGACCTCCTACGGCTCATCATCAGGTACGGGTCGGCGGCGAAGCTGCTCCGGGAGCATGCCCCGGATGGGAAGGGGCGGTGCAGCGCGTGCCGGTCCATCGGGTGCACGCTCTACACGGCTGCGCTGGAGGCGCAGAAACTGGGAGGATCCCGCAGTGACCGATGAGCTGGTTCAGCTGGACGAGACCAACCACGCCGAGATCGAGGCCCTGCTGATCGGTCGGCGGATCGTGGCCGCGGAGATGGGCAGCGTGCCGATTCCTGGCGTCGAGGACCCGTGGCGCTACACGTCAGGCGCCGAGGGCGTGCTCACGCTCGACGACGGGACCCGGATCTACGCACGAGGACATGAGGGCGGGTGCTCGTGCGGGGCCGGGGACTACGAGCTCACGCACCTGGCCACCGTGGACAACGTGATCACGTCGGTGCGGTTCGAGGACAGCCCGTCGGGCGATGACCTCGACGGCGAGGGATGGTACCGGATCTTCGTGTTCGCGGACGCGGCCGAGATCAACGTGGCCTCGTTCGAGGGCTCGGACGGGAACGGCTACTACGGCACCGGCTATGAGCTGTACGTGCAGCGCGCGGAAGTCAACAGCCATGGCTGAGGGCATGACCGCACAGGATCTCGCCGAGGACCTCGGCATGCTGCAGCCTGACGACGTCCGGCATGTGGTGGTCGAGCACCTCGGCCTGGACCTGCACGACGAGATCATCCCGGCCGCGGTGTGCGTCGAGGTGCGGGACGTTCTCAACCCGAACGGGGAGCGCACCGCGCCGGCGCCGCTGTTCTGGACGGGGCATCCGGTGTCGTGGGCAGGGACCTCGCCGACAGCCGGTGAGGGCGACTACGAGGGGATGTTCGACTGGTGAGGAGCACAGCATGGCGGTAGCAGGTGTGCAGATGGTCGGTCGAGTCGTTCGGGACTACCCCGGCCAGCCCGGCACGCTCATCACGCACTGGTACATGACGTCGGAGTTCACCGGCAGCCTCGATCCCGATTTCCTGGTCCGCGAGTACCCCGAGTGCGAGATCACCTGGGACGAGTGGTTCGCCCGCGGCTGCACCCCCTGAAACGACAACAAGGCCCCGCCTCCCATCCCGTGAGGGACAAGAGGCGGGGCCTTGTGCCTGCCCGGCGTGACGGGGAATCAGGCCGAGCGAGCGTAGGGAACGAGGTTCATCGCGGCCAGGCAGGCGGCCACGAACACGTGCCCGAGCGTCACCAGGTCGACGTTCTCCAGGCTGCCGCCGAGCATGGCCACCAGGTAGCAGAGGATCGCCAGACCGGCGAGGACGACAGCGGCGATACGCATGGCTCAGCGCTCCATAGGGTCGACGGGCGAGGTCCGCGCACCGGACACGGTGACGGCGCCAGGGCTGGCCTGATAGGCGGCGAACCCGGCCAGGATCGGCGGGATCGAGGTCAGGATCACGAACTGCAGCACCGGGTGCAGACCACCGAGCATGGTCGCGTCCGCCTGCAGCGCGTTCAGCAACGCCACGGCGATGCCGACGGCCGTGGTAACTACGGTGGGCGCGATCATCTTGGGCGACAACCCGACGGTCTTCACGGCGGGCGCGGCGTGGTCCGGCACGCCGGGCGTCTGGGGGGGCACCATGGGATCCTCCGGTTGAGGTAGTCGGCGCTCGGTCTGAGACACCGCAGTCGGGGAGCGAACACGTCGACCACCACGGCGGCAGGGTGGAAGACGACCAACGCGGCGCGCGCGAGCGCCGCCCAGAACGTGAACTCGAGCCAAAGCTGGGTGCGGATCAGGAACCGGTCGATCACGAGGCCGGGGGCTTCGACCGGGGCACGGCATTTCCGGTGATCTGCAAGCCGCCACCGAGCGCGGTCGTGATCGCCTCACGGACCGCGTCCGGGTCGACCCCGGCCGCCTTGACCGCGGCCAAGATGGCGTCCAGCTTCTGGTGCACGCCCGCGACCGCTAGGTGGAGTTGCCGGGTCTCGACGTTGCCGCGACGCAGGTAGTCCACGACGGTCAGCTGCTCGTCGGTGCCGCCCTTCCAGGTGCGCCAGCCGGGGCGGTTGGGGCCGCCCTCGCCGACGAACAGCTGGTGCTTGAGGTCGCGCACGGCGGTTAGGAGCTCGTGCTGCTCGGCGTCGGACAGGGCCATGAACAGGTCCTCCTGCGTGAGGGCGAGGGGCGGGGTGGTCGTGGAGATGAGCACGCGCTGGATCTGCTGGGGCGTGAGATTCGCGGCCGCGTGCTTGCTCAGCTCAAGGTGGATGTGGTCCACGTGCGCGTTCGTGCCGCTGTAGGCCCGCCATCCGTCGTCCGGGTAGCTGCCCGACCAGATCCGGCGGTTCCAGATCAGGCACTGAATGCCTAGCTCACCGCTGCGCGCGCGCAGGAGCTCGGCCAGGCCGGTGCCCCAGGCCGCGCCGTGCGGGTTGATACCGAAGTCGCAGGCGCGCCCCTCGCCGTGGAGGGAGGTCGTCGAGTTCGACCCCCGAACGGGGCGACACACGTAGATGCCCAGGTTCTTGCCGCCAAGGTGGCCGTACGCGCCGATGAACCAAGCCATGAGCGCCTTCGCTCCCGGTGTCGGCCCGCCGGTGCAGCGTGTGGCTGGCTCGTACTTGCGGTGCAGGCTCACCGGTCGCCGAACCAGGGGTGCACGAAGTTCGGGTCGTTCTCGTCCACGACCTCGTCTGGGGTCGGGTCCGGGGCGTTCGGGTCGATCCAGTCCCCCACGTCACCAACGCTGGGGGTGGCGTCGGCGTCCCCGTGGATCGCGTCGAGGGCTGCTCGTGTCGTTGGCCGGATCTGAGTGGCCTCGACGCTGGCCGCGGGAGCGTTCGCGTCGTAAACCCACTTGCCCTCGTCGTTGATGTACCAGTCGCCGATGGCGCACCTCCTCGGAGGGGTGGACGCCCCGCCCCCATGGGGAGCAAAGGAGGCGGGACGTCCGGTCGGTGTTCGGTCAGGCGTTCGGGTTGTCCTCGGCGGCCGGGGTCGGGTTGACGACGTCAGTCCCGCCGCCAGGGGTGCCGGCGGACCCGTCGGTCTCGCCGCCTGCGGGGGCCTCCCCCTTGGCCTGCGCGAGCACGCTCTTGAGCCGCGCGACGCGGTTCTGCACCTCGGCCGCGTCGGTCTCGTCGTCGGACAGGACGTAGGCCTCGAGCTCGTCGATCTGCGCGTCGAGCTCCGCGAGTGCCTGCTTGTTCTTGGCCATGCCTTCTCCGATCCTCGTGATGTGCTCCGTCTGGTCCAGTACGAAGGACCAGAGGTACTTGAGGTCGCCCTGCGTGGCGGGCAACCAGTCGCGCCAGGCCGTCATCGATGTGTCCTCCGGTGGAGATCGGTGCGCATCGGGAGCCGCTGGGAGGGGATGGTGGCCAGCCGGGCCGCTCGGGCCTGGGACGCGCGGCGCTCGTACTCGGCGCGTTCGGCGCGGTGGTCGTGGTGCACCGTCCACGGCAGAAGTGCGAGCAGGTTCATGTGCATCGCGACGTCGTCGAGCGCCGCTGCGAGCCGACGCAGAGTGTCGGGATCAGCCACGCCACCACCTCCGGATCGAGTTCTTGACTGAGATCCACCACGGCGGCACGTACCGCGGGCAGTAACAGACCAGGCACGGGCCGTGAAGCAACCAGTGGGCGTCTCTGCGGTGGTGGCAGGACACGCATCGCCAGCCCCAGCGCAGGTTCACGCCAGCGAGGCCCAGACCACGACGTTGTCCCGGTAGTGGCCGCTGGCTTCGTCGAAGGAGCCGCCGCAGGTGATCAGACGCAGCTCCGGCACGCCGGGCTCGTTGTAGACGTCCTCGGTGGGGAACCGGTCCTTCGGGAAGAACCCGACCGCGTCAACCAGGAACGTCAGAGGGGGCCGCGGGTTCTGGGGGTCGTTGCGCTCGATGACGATCCGGTCGCCGGGTTCGAGCTCGTGCAGCCGTTTGAAGACGCCGTCGCGGCCGTTGCCGTCGACGTGCCCGGCGATGACCGCAGGCCCGGGCTCACCGGGCTGGTATTCGTCGCCGGGGAACGCCGGGTCCGCGCCCGCGTACCACCCTGCCTGCATCGGAGCGTCGAGTGGCGGGGTGGCCAGGCACGGCGGCTCGGCCGGGCAGTCCTCGTCGGTCAGGCCGAGTGGGATTAGCGTCGACGCCACACCCAGCTTCGGGATGCTGATCGCGGTGGGGTCGACGACGACGATCGGCGGCTCGACCGGGGCGCTGTGCGTGTCGCGTGGCGGGTCCGTAACGACCTCGGTGCCGCACCCCGAGAGAGCGAGTACGGCACCGAGAACGAGAGCGAGCAGCTTCACTTCTTCCAGCCGCCGGTGTTCACACCCCCGTTGGGCACGACCACGACGTCACGCTGGACGATGACCTCTTCCTCGCAGGCCACGCCGTCGTTGTCCTCGTCGAGGTTGTGCGGGTCAGAGCGGTCCGCGTTCAGGATCCGCTGCGCCTCGTCGTCGCTGACCTCGGTGCAGTCCACGTCGTTGTCCGCGGGCGGGGTGGTCGTAGGTGCCGGCGTGGTGGTCGGCGCGGGCGTCGGGTCGTCGTCGCACGCCTCGTCGCGGGCCTTGATGCTCGCGGCCAGCTCAGCACGCACATCGACCAGGCGACGGCTGTCGGTGTTCAACGCGTCCCGGGCGGCGTCACGGGCCTCCCGGGCGGTGTCGACGGCCGCGCGTAGCGGGCCGAGGTCGACGGGCGGCACGTCGTCCCTGGCGGCCTCAAGGGCAGCCTGGGCGTCGTCCAGGGCCTTCTGGGCAGCCTTCAGCGCGGCCTGCTCAGCGTTGCGCTCCTCGGTGACCAGCCCGGCCAGCCGGAGCTCGACGCGTGTGACCTCGCGCTGGGCACGGTTGCAGTCCTGCTCGTCCTGGGCGAACGCCGGGGACGCGGCGAAGACGGGCAGCGCCGCTACGGCGAGGCCGAGTACGGCGGTGGTGAGCTTGTTCATGTCTCCCCTTGCGGTTGATCCCCCTACGAACAGGGACGTTTCATTGAGAACAGCGTTGTTCTGGGACCGGGACCGCACGCCGGGTGCGGTCGGCCTGATCGAGCTGAGCCAGGTACCGATCGAGGGCGGCCTGGCGGTCTTCGGGAGCGGTGGCAGGAGTGAGCAGCAGCTCCCGCTGCGCCTGCCGGTCGGTGCGCCCGGCCTCCACCGCGTTAGCGGCCCACTCGGTAAGCGCGACCAGCTGCCGCTGGTAGCACTCGTTCGCCTGACGCTGGGACTGCACGTTGGTCACCAGGAACACGGCCAGCAAAACGACCACGAGGGTGTCCACCGCGAGCACGCACAGTGTGGCGATCCGGATGCCGTCCATCTGCAGCATCGGCCCTCGGTCGACGATCTCCGGGAGCTTCATCTCGTCCTCATTCACCGAGTAGCTCCCCGTCGTCCATGTCCGTGGTCGGGGGCGGCGTAGTGGTCGGTTCTGGGGGCTCGGTCGTCGGTGCGGTGCCGGTCACGCAGCCGAGCCCGCTCTCACCACTGGCGAACACGACGGGCTGCAACGTGGAGCCGGGCGGGCAGGACGGCCCCGGCTCACCCCGCGGGGGCGGGTTCGCGGCCAGGTGCGCATCGACCGCAGCCTGGATCTCCTCGGCCGTCGGGCCGGGCCCGCGTGCGCCGGTTGCGCCGGCCTCTCCGCGCGGGCCGCGCTCCCCCTCGGGGCCTTGTGGCGGCGGGTTGTTCGCGAAGTAGATCGTGACCTGCTCGGCGATCTCGGCCGCGGTCGGCGGACGCCCGGGATCCGGCGGGTTCGCGATCAGGTACTCGGCCACGGCTGCGGCCACCTCGCCGGTCGACGGCGGGCTCCCGGCGCACTGGTCGCGCGCGGCGCAGTACGCCACCACAGCGGCCTCGATCTGCTCCGGCGTCGGGCCCGGTCCGCGATCGCCCTGGATCGGTACGCCCGGCACCGGCGTGGACTGCACCTGCGCGGCGCGCTGGCAGAGGTCGCGGCCCTGGTCGTCCTGCACGATCAGGCCCTGCGCGCACGCGGCCACTACCTGCTGGCCGAGGTTCTGGGCCGTGTCTACGGCCCTGTCCTTCTGGTCCTCGACCTCTCCGGCGCTGCGGGTGGCGACGATCCCACCGACGACCGCAAGAATGCCAAGCAGGATCACGGCGATCAGTGGCCACCGGCCCTGCCAGCGGGTACTGGCCTGCTCGTTCTTGATGTCGGGGGCCTCGCCCAGGACGGTCTCATGGGGCGGCATGGGCACCCGCAGGCTGTGGCGTCCCGTCATCGTCGTCGTCCGCCTCCAGGATCGGGGGACGTTTGGGGACCGGACGACGGGCGCGGACCAGCGCCTCCTCGAGGACGTTCATGTGCCGCAGCGCGGCCAGCTTCCACCGATGCAGCTCGCGCGCCTGGCGGCGGTAGTACCGGCCGTCCTCGCCGACCCGGCGCGCACGTTGGGCCAGCACCGCGGCCAGCCCCGCCAGCAAGCCGGTCAGCCCCGTGAAGATCGCCGAGATCAGCTCGACGGACAACGGACACCCCCTGCGAGAAGTCGGTCACGCGCACGCAGGGATCAGTCCTCCAACTCGCTCCGGGTTTCCCGGAGATGGATCACCGTTCCGGCCAGGGCGCAGGCCAGGCCGACGAACAGGATCGGTACCCGCCAGTGCAGCGGATGCCCCCAGGCCTCGATCTGCCATGCCACGACGACCACCCCCAACAGGGCCAGCGCCCCGAAGCGCAACTGCTGGCCGAGCGTGGCGCACCGGTACATGGAGTAGACGCACAGGGGAACCAGTAGGAGGGCCAGGGCCGCGCAGATGACGCGCAACGTGTCGCCTCCGGCGGCCATGCCCCTATGCCGCCTTCCGGAGCCAGCACGCGGGGGCGTTGCCACCGGACGCGGCCGCCGCCGTGAACGGGTTGGGGGCCGCCCCCGTCACGCCGTCCAGCAGGTAGGCGACGGCGTTGCTGTTGTTGGTCACGATCTCGGCGGCGGTCACGCCGACTCCGGGCATGATGCAGCCGGTAACGGCCATCAGGGTGGGGGCGCCGCCCTGACACACCGCGCCGATCCAGTAGCGCCCGGTGGACAGCGTGAGCGAAATCGTGGCCTCTTTGAACCCGGTCGTGGCCGCGTCGCCGACCGCGCCGGTATCGAGAAGTACCGCGCCGGGGTAGCCGTTGCTGTCGGCGTAGACCACCCAGCGGATCGTCGAGCTCGCGGCCCCGGTGGTGACGTGGGAGCCGATCCGGTCGAAGCTGGTCTGCCCGTCGATGTGCCGGGGCGACACCCGCAGCCGGTCCTGGTTCTGCGCGGTCGCACCGTGCAGTGGACCAGGCTCGCAGTAGTAGCGCCCGGTGGTCAGGCTGCCGTTGCGGGGCGCGGCCTGGTTGAACGCCCCGAGGGATGTGCGGCGGATCATTCGTGAACCGTCCTTCGTGTCAGGTCAGCGCGGTGTAGCGCCAGGTGCCGGCCGCGGTCTTGATGTAGAGCCGTCCGTTGCTGACGTCCACGCCCAACGTCCCGATTGCGGGCACGGCGGGGAAGCTGGCGTCGCTGACCGGGCCCGCGACCGCCCGGATCGGGGCCCCGGCGTTGGCCTGGGCGCTGGAGGACAGCCCGGACAGCAGGGTGGTCGCGGCCGAGGAACGCAGGTGCGCGAACGTGAAGTTCGTGCCGGCGGTGATCCTGACGTGGCTGCCGGTGGTGGGTGCGCCGGCGTCGTAGAAGCCCTCGACGTTCGTCACCGTGGCCCCGGACCCGTTCACGTTGACGCCGCTGGCCAGGACCGCGGCGCCGACGCCGATGTAGCAGCCGTCGACCTTGTTCATGCCGTTGCCGCCGAGGTTCACGGCGTCGACCGGGGTGGAGAAGCCGGCGTCGAAACTGCCCAGATAGATGTAGGTGTCGGTGAACGACACGTTCGAAGCACCGTTGCCGACGACGACCGCCGACCCGCGGACCATGTCCGTTTCGATCTTCGACCCGTAGAAGTGGATCGAGTAGATGTTCTGCGGGCTTCCGACGCCCTGCTCGACGCGGATCGCGCCGCCCTTCCACGACTCCACGAGGCAGCCCACGAACACGATCTGGTTCGTGGAGTCCGTGGACGAACCCACGCCCGACGCCGCCCGCGAGGACCGCACGTAGATGGCGGGCTCGTTCGTCGCAGTGCCGGAGCACCACTCGACGTAGACGTTGGCGAACCGGCTGTCCCACAGCTCCACCATGTCGATGGCGGGGTCGTCGTTGCCGAACAGGTGCAGGTCCTCGAACAGGTGCCGGGTGCCGTACAGACAGTCGAGGAGCACACCGGAGAAGTCCCCGCCGCGCAACGTCATCGACCGGACGCCGCAGTCGGTGATGTGGTTGCCCACCCCCGCTGCCCCGATGAGCTGGATGAGCGGGAAGTCGGCGGTCTTCTCCAGTCGGACCGCGCCCCGGCTCTCGCCCTGCAGGACGACGTCGCTGCTGGTGACCGTCAGGCCGGAGCCCACCTTGTAGTAGCCGGTCGGGAAGAACACCGTCCCGCCGCCCGCGGTCTGACACGCGTTGATCGCGTTCTGGATCGCGGTCCGATCGTTCGTGAGCCCGTCCCCGGTCGCCCCGTAGTTCTTGACGTTGAAATACCCGTGCTTGTCCTCGATGGCGGCGATACGGGTGTCCATCAGCTCGACGCCCTGCTCAATGGCGTTGAGCCGCCCGGCGGTGATCGGGGTGCCACCGCTGGTACCGGTCGCCCACGTGAACGGCTCATACGTCTCGGGCATCGATGAAGAGTCCTTCCGAAGGAGCCGGAGCGCTCATCCCTGCGGCCAGATGTCGCCGCTGGGGTGCACGTTGTCGCCCGGGTAGATGAGCAGCTGACTGGCACGGTTGTCCGGCAGGCCGGTCTCGTGGAACGAGCCCCAGACCGTGGTCGCCGACTCCGCGGACTCGGAGTGCGACAGGATGTTGGCGGCGATGAAGTCGTCCTGGATCGCGTCGGTGGTGCAGGACGCCACGATGAACGGGACCCCGTTGGTGGACGCCTCGGTCGCCCACTGCGGACCGGTGGCGTAGTCGATCCACCACTGGTCCAGGGTGTGGTGCTCGATCTCCGCACCCTCGACCAGTGAGCAGCCGTGCACGGCCGGGTTCGGGTAGCCGCCCCCGTCCTCGAGCAGCGTGCCCGCGGTCCAGGTGCCGTTGACGATGATGATCCGGCGCTGGCCGGTGGCCGTGCGGCGCCGGTCGCACACCTCGCGCGCGGTCTGCACCAGCGCGATCGCGCCGTCCCGGTAGTTCTGCCGGTCGGTCGCGGTGAAGTCGCTCTCCCAGGAGAAGTCCGGGAACCAGGAGCGGGTGCCCGTGTCGTCGATCCAGAACCCGGCCAGCCACGGGCACTCGTCGAGGATCATCTCCAGGACCGCGCCGAACTTCTGCTGCAGCACCGAGCTCGGCCGGAAGTCCGCGAGCATGCCCCACTCGTTCGCGGTGTGGTTGCCCGGCCACAGCGACGTCGCCGGGCCGACGCTGCGGCCCAACGAGTCGTACTCGTGGTGGAGCAGCTCGTGGTACAGCCCGAAGTCGTTGTCGATGATCGGGTCGATGTAGGCGATCACCGTGGCGCCGGCGTTGGCAGCGGCGATGTAGCCGGGGTCGGTGCCCTCGTAGGCCGGACTGATGCCGGGCGGGCCGAGGTCCGAGCGCCCCAGGCCGGCGATGACCAGCGCGCCGGGATACGCCCACGTCGACAGCGGCTGCTGGTCGTAGTGGTAGCGCATCGGCTGGGTGGGCCGGTTCGTGAACGCGTGCTGCCTCGGGCCGCGACCGCCGCAGTGCCGGAGCTGCCGGATTGCCCTCACGCCAGGTCGCCCGACGCGATCCACTCATTGGTCGCCCGCTTGCGCAGGCCTGCCGTTGAGTACTGGGCGCGCAGGATGAGCGAGGAGCCGGCGGGGACGCGAATGGTCACCCCGGAACCGGCGACCAGGGTCACCGACCCGGCGCCGAGCCTGGTCACCTCGATCACGGTGCCGACCGGGAACGCGGCGGACGAGTCCGGCGGGACCGTCAGGGTGGTGGCCGACCCCGAGTTCATCTCGATCAGCTTCCCGGCGTCGGCCAGCCCCAGCGTGTACGGGGCGGTCTGGATGCTCGCGGTGATGACGGCGGCGGAGTCCTCGAGCGCGGTCACCCGGTCGTCCATCGACTCGACGCCGGCCTCGAGCCGGTTGAGTTCGGCGGCGGTGATCGGGGTGCCGCCACCGACCCCGTCCACCCACGGGGTGGGTCGGGGCGTGAACGTCTCCGGCACGGCTTTCCCTTCGTCGTTGGTGTTCGGTCAGAGCAGCTGCAGGAAGCCGCCGGTCCGTCGCGCCAGGTTGATCCCGCTCGCGGTCGTCGCCGGGGCGACGATCAGGGAGACGCAGGTCGACGGGCGGTTCGCCGTGCAGGTCGCGGTCTTCGCGCCGGTCGCGCCCGCCGAGGTCAACACCAATGTGTTGATCTCCAGACAGGTGTAGCCGGACGAGGCGGCAGTGTCCACGCGCTCGGTCATGCCGGTGGGCGGCGTGTACGAGCAGGACGCCGCCCCGTGCTGGTCGGTGGAGTGCGCGGTGACGAGTAGGCCGTTGGTGACGCCGGTGCCGATCGACGGGGCGGTGTGCGAGGTCGAGGACGCGGCGTTGATCTGGAACACCGCGCCGACGAACAGCGGCTCGGACGCGAGGAACGTGTCCGCCGTGATGGCGAGGATGCCGGCCGAACACTGGATCCCGGACCCGGCCGAGAACGTGAACGACGACGCGGCGGTCTCGGTGGACGTGGCCACCTGCTGCCATACCTTCATCGCGGGCTGGCCGCCGACGGCGGCGGCCTGGGATGCGATCGTCGCCCAGCCCGACGGGCCGGTCATGTTCGCCAGCGCGGCGTCGTTGTCGCCGACCTGGAACGCGAGCAGCAGGTCGCCCACGGCCAGCCCGGACGGCTTGGTCACGACCGCCGACGCGCCGTTCCCGACACCGCTCGCGCCGGTGGCTCCGCGGATGAGCGGCTCGGCGGAGCCGCCACCGGACGGCTCGGTGTAGGTGACGAACACGTCCACCGGCCCGGCCTCGGCCGAGGGGACGCCGAACGGGTTCGTCGGGCCGTCGGCATAGGTGTCGGTGTTGGTCTGCGACAGGCCCGCCGTAGTGTCGCGCGAGATCTCGAAGAACCCGGAGCCCGGGTCCTGCTGAATCCAGCCGATCCAGTACGTCGTGCCCGAGGTGATGGCGATCTGGTTACCGCCGGTGAGCGCGCCGGTCCAGTTCTGCTCGGTGGTGGAGTTGACCGTGATCTCATCCGACACCGCGAGCAGGGCACCGGGCGCGCCCGCGTTGTCGGCGTAGATCACACCCTTGATCACCGTGCTCTCGGCCGTGACCCGGCCGCGGATGGTGATCGAGGTGGCCGTCCCCGAACTGGCGGGGACAGCTGAGCTGACCTTCTTTCGGTCGGTGGACGACTGCGACTGTCCAGTGCCATCGGTCGTCTTGCCGAAGGTGGCCACCGACTAGTAGCCCTTCGCGTAGCTGATGACCCGCCACCGGGCGGAGGTCGCGTCGTAGACCGCGCCGATGTAGTCCGTGGTCCCGACCGCGGTCTCGGTCAACGCGGTGATGTCGCTGCCGAACGCGAACGCGCCCGACGTACCGGTCGTGAGGGCCAGCGTGCGGGCCGCCCCGGACGCGGTGTGCGCGATGACGATCCCGCGCCCGTCGGCCGCATTCGTGGGCACGGCGATAGTACGGTTTCCAGTCGCAGTCAGCTTGAACACCTTCCCGGCTGCCGCATCCAGGGCTACCGAGGCGACATCAGCAAGGGGGACGGTGGCGGGGGCCGGGTTCGCCGACCACTCCACGCCCGCGGTCTGCGCCGAGGCGGCGACCAGCGTGCGGCCGTTGGCCCCGACCGCGACCCGGGCCACCGTGTCGGCCGCCGTGCCGACGATCAGGTCGCCCTTGGCGTCGACGGTGCCCAACTGCACCTGGGCGGCGTTGACGACGTTGCCCAGGCTGACGTCGGCTGCGGTGAGCGCCAGATCCGTCTTGAGCTGGGCCATGGTGCGATTGGTCCAGGCCCCAGTCTTGCGCTGGATGATGTCGTCGTCGGCCGCGGTGAGCGCGGCGATCGCGGTCAGGTCCGCGTCCTCGGGCTGCGCACCCCCGGTGCCGGACGCGGAGATCGTGATGGTGTTCGCGACGTCGTCCGGCGTGATCGTGATGTTCGTACCGGCCACCAACGCGGCCGCGATCGCGTCCCGGGCTTGCTCGTCGGTGTAGGAGCCCGGCGGCACGCTCCAGGTGTTGTTGCCGGACAGGAACGTGGTCGCGTCCCGGGTCCCGGTCGCGGTCAGGTCGGTGATCGCGTGCGTGTGGGCCGTGTTCGCCTTCCCGGCCAGCGCGGTGTTGGTGGCGTAGTCCCCGGCGGGTTGCGCGCCGATGTCGTCGGGGCTGTTCGGGATCGCGGGCGGGCCGATCAGGTCGGTATAGGCACCGGTGATCGCCACCGTGGCCAGGTCGTTGGCGTCGACCTTGCCCGGCAGCGTGTTTTCGAGCGTGTTGACCGCGACGTTGACCGAGTTCAGGTAGGCCGCGTCCACGTCCGGCGTGCCAGGCTCGGGCGGCTCACCATCGGGGACGTCGACGAAGGTGGGGAACGAGGTCGGCACGTCAGGCTCCTTCCGGCCGCTGGCGCTCGAGTTCGTCGATCCGGGCCTGTAGCTTGCGGTTCTTGGCCTTCTCCAGGGCGGTGTCGAACTTCGCCCGGCCCAGCTCGTCGAGCTGGGCCAGGACCTCGTCCACGCTGATCTCCATGCCGTCGGTCACGGCACCACGAGCTTGGAGATGTCGAAGGCACGCCCGTACTGATCGCACTCCCACACGACGTTCATGTCTGCGGGCGCTACATACAACGGAGCCGCTATGGACCCCGCGTACCGCCAGTACTGACCTGAGACGAGCGGAACCGAGATGCCGCCTGCGGACAGCGTCGGGCCACTCCAGGAGGGACGACTCACTGCTGCAGTGATCGACGCCACCCGCTGGACGAACGCCTCGAACATGTCATCTTCGGCTGGATCGTCCACGAAGTGGAAGGTCTCCGCGAAGGGGTGAGCGATCCCGACCAGGGGCTTCGTCGCGTTCGTGTACACCAGTGGCACGTCAGGTCACTTCCCTCTCATCGATCAACTGTTCAACGGCCGCCCACAGCAACCCGATCTGCGACCCGAGCGAGACAGACAGCTCCAGACCGCCCTTGCCATCAGGGGTCATTCGCTGCAGCTCGACAGGGAGCTCCTCAGCGATCACCCCGAACCGCGGAGGCGCGTCGACGGGATCGCTCTTGTAGCGATACGACCGCGCCCTCGCGGCCTTGATGACCCTCTTCGGGTCGAGCACTGAACGAGCGGGCGCGATGTCGCGCTTCGCCTTGCGTGACGATGTCTCGACTAGGTCGCTCGTCTTGATCGGGCCGAACGAGTTCAGTGAGTCGTCTGTGACCAGCATATTCCCGGCCTCGAACTTGAACCCCGATCCATTGCCGAACATGCCACCGCGCCCGGACGAGGACGAGACCCCGTAGGACAGATACGAGTACGGCATCGTGGTGCCGGACGAGGACAGCTGGGAGAACTGCACGCGGTGCACGCCGCCGGCCGGGTTGGTGTAACGCCCGTCGACCTCGAACGCGGTGAACGGCGCGGTGATGCGGGTCCGTCGGTCGGTCACCAGGATCTCCGCGCGCAGCCGGTCCGGGATCTCGGACTCGGCGCTGTAGTTCAGCCCCACGCCGAGCGCGTTGACGTTGACCCGCCCGGAGCGTCCGTCGGCCGCGACCGGGCCGCGCCAGACCACGTCCGACCCGACGTTGGACATCTGGCTGTAGTTCGACCCGGACTGCGGGTACCACCGCAGGGTCCCGTCAGGGTGGCCCTCGACCCGCTCGCCGGTGACACCAGTGCGCCAGGTTCCGGTGATCAGCATGTCACCGGTGGCCACGTCCCAGTTGCCGACCACGGTCGCGCCGCGATACAGCCGCAGCCCGGCCGCGTCGAACTCGACCCGGTTCGCCGCGTCGGACTCGTGGGTGCGGAACTTCCCGGAGATCGTGACCTGGGCGATCATCGTGCCCGAGCGGAGCTTGCCGACGTTCAGATCCTGGATCTTGGCGTCGTTGACCGCCAGGTTGGCGATCTTCGCGTTGATGATCGCCCCGTCGACCACGTGCAGGGTGCCGATGGTCTCGCGCGCGATCATGTTCGGGTCGTTGATGATCTGATCGCGCAAGTCGTCGGGGAACAGCTGCTCGGCCGTGGCCGGGCCCGCCTGCTGCGACATCTCGCTGACGTTCCCGCTGCGGTCCACCGCGCGGAGCGCCGCGTAGTAACCGACCCCGTGCGCGATGTCCGGCTGGTTGTGCGTGCCGGCCGCATACAGGTTCGCGACGTGCTGCGGGTTCGGGTTCAACGGATCGAACGCGGTGGCCTGGCTCGCGGTCGAGGACGCGGACGAGAAGTCCGCGCTGCTGCTGACCCACACCTCGACGTGGTCGAAGTCAACCGGCATCGGCTCGCCGATCAGGCCCAGCCCGTTCCAGGTGATGTCGAGGGTCCGGAACCACACGCTCAGCCCGGGCGGGCCCGGGCGGGGCGGTGGGGTGTCGTCGCTGGCGGTGTCGTGCCCGATCGACGCCCACGGCCCGAAGTTGCCGGACCGGTCGAACGCCCGGACCTCGATCCGGACGTTCGCGCCGCCCTCGACACCGCCGAAGGTGTAGGACGTGGCCGTGGTCCCGCCCGTCGGCGTGGCCTCGTAGTAGAACCGCTCATCGTCCGGAAACGGGTCCGAGGACGGCAGGCCGCCGACCTGGGACAGTCCGATGTAGGCGTAGCGGACCTGGTACCCGGCCACGTCGTCGGTCGCGGTCGGGGTGGCGCTGAACTCGTCCACGTAGGACTGAAGCCACGCGGCCTGCGCGGCGTAGTCGACCGGGGCGGCCCCGGGCTTGCCCGCGGCCGCCCACGCGGCGAGTAGCAGGTCGTTGTAGTCGACCACGACCTGCGGGCACTCCGGCCAGGTCCAGTCCTCGCTGATCGCCGTGTCCGGGCGCTCCGGGTCGACGTTCTCCAGCCGGATGATGATGTAGCGCGCCGCCTGGACCTGCGGATAGTTCGACCCGTCCGCGTTGAACCGGACCGGCAACCAGCCCACGGTGACGCTCGCGAGCGTGTTCGTGTGCGCCGGGTCCTGGTAGGCGATCGAGGACACCGTCAGGCCCTCGGGCGCGGCCGGGGGCGTGATGTCCGAGAGCGACCCGGACGGTGGCGTGGACGTGCCGACCACGGTCTCGCCCGCGGTGATGGCCTCGAGCTGCGCCTTCAGCCGCGTCACCTGGTCGGTGATCGTGTCGTTGAGCGTGACCGTGCCGGACAGCTGGTGGTCCTTGTCCACCGACAGCGTCCACTGCACCACCCGCAGCCGCTCGTACTCGCCGGCGGTCTCGGACAGCACCCAGTCGCCCACGTTGTATGTCACGAGGGGGCGCGGTGTCCCCGGTAGGAACCCGATCCCGTGCGCGACCTCGTGCAGCGGCGTGGTGATGACCGGCAGCTGGTTGATCGCGTACGCGGTGACCGCGTTCTGCTCGATCAGGTTGTTGGCGCTGACGAACCGGGCGATTCGCCGTCCTCGGCGCGTGACCGCGGCCGGGTCCGACGCCTCGGCGTAGAGCCCCTCGTCGCCCGCCACCAGGACATCGGTCCCGGACTCCCGGACCGACCAGCGGCGGGGGGCGTCGAGCACGTTCTGGCCGTGTCGCAGCACCACCGGCGGCACGAGCAGGCTCAGGTCGTCCCCGCGGCCCTCCGGGACCCACATCCGCAGCACCCGGTGTGCGCCGTTCCACTGCACGTCCCACTCGGCGAGCTGCAGCGCGACCAGCCGGTCCAGGAGCTGCTTCATGCTCGCGCCGGGCGAGAACTTCGTCGTGAGCACCTGCGGCCAGGCCACGCCGTCGGAGTCGTGCGTCCCGGTGAAGTCCCAGACGATGTCGGTGAGCCAGCCGTGCTCCTGCACGATCCGCAGCGCGGTCAACATGACCGTGCCCGCGGTCGCGTTCGAGTAGACCAGCTCGCGCTTCTCGTTGACGTGCTTGTCGTTGTCCGGGTTGTCGTCGTTGTCGGGCACGAGCGGGCCCGGGTCCTGCGGCAGGACCACGGCCTCGTCCATCCGGCCGCCCAGGAACCGGCCGGCGAACTTCCAGGCCCCAGCCTCGGCCGTGTCGTCGCCCTCGGCCTGGTCCAGGTAGCCGCGCAGCGCGCCCGCCGAGGTGCCGGAGGTCCAGATCTCGACCTCGATGTCCCGGCCGCCGGTGATGGCCTCGCGCAGCACGGCGAAGTTCACGCCGGTCGGCGGGTAGTCGAGCGTGATCGACCCGCCGGAGTTGCGCAGCGGCGACAGTTCCAGGGATTCGAAGTCCGGCAGCGCGACGTTTCCGTCCGGGGTGACCGCGTACAGCGAGATGGTCAGGTCGGTGATCGGCTGATCCGGCGGAGCGGCCCCGATCGTGAACGAGGGCGCGCCCATCCGCAGGTTCGACGGGATCGAGTCGAGGTCCAGGATGATCGGCTCGGGGACCGGGTCGACGATGAACGTCGGTTCGCCGACCAGGGCCCTGGACGGGATCGAGCCCAGGTCGACGGTCTGCGGCCCTTCCGACGCCGGCAGGCCGCTGCCCGGGAACGTGGTGTGCCCGGGATACAGGCCGACGTCCGGATAGGTCTTCTGCGGACCACCGGGCGGCGGGGCGTAGCCCAGGTAGAAGGTCTGTCCGAGGACGGTGTTGTCACCCAGGACGGTCGGCGTCGCGCCCGTGGGCGGGGGCACCGTGAACGTCGGCTCGCCGACCGCGGCCCGGGACGGGATCGAGTCCAGATCGACGGTCTGCGGGCCGGTCGGCAGGTCGATGACCGTGATGTCGACGTCGTCGGCGAACGTGCCCTGGTCGGACTCGACCTCGTACCGGATGACGTACTTGCCGAGCGTGCTCGGCGCTACCCAGTTGAGTTCGTCGTCGTTGTCGATCGGCGTGGTCACAGGCTGTAGCTCCTCGCCTTCAAATCACTACAGACTGTAATAACGGAACCATTCCAGCTCCATCGTGGCCGGGGTCTGGTTCGTCCCGTCGAAGTTGTCGAGCTGGATCACCAGGTGGCCCGCGGGCATGGTCTGGATGTCACGCCGCACGCTGTTGGCGCCTCCCGAGACCGAGAACCACTCGACGCCGTCGAAGAACCCCTTGATGTGCTGGCTGGTCCACTCCATGGCGATGTTGTGGAACAGGTGCAAGGACGAGTTGGGTCGCTCGAAGTGCTCCTGTTGCACCACGGACGTCTGCGGGTGCGGGTAGTGGATGAAGGCCTCGAGCGTGGACTCGCCCGGCGCGCCGTTCTCCATAAAGTCGTACTCGCCGTCGGTCTGGCGCGAGTTCGACTGCGGCCAGAGCAACAGGAGCGGGTGGTAGTCGTTCCCGTTTGAGGTGTTGTCCGGCTCGCCCGCGGACGGCGCTCCGGCGAAGGACCGGACGCGCGCCTCCCAGCGCCCGTACTGCACGTCGAGCCGGTGCTGACACCACCCGGTATCGCCGTTCTGCAGCCCGGTCATGATGAACTTGCCGCCGGTCACGGTCTGACGCTCCGGCCGCCGACGACCGTTGCCGTTGTGGCCGGCCCAGTCCGCGCCCGGGAGCTTCCACTTGGTCGAGTTCGGCGTGCCCTCGTAGTCGAACTCGTCCGACAGCGCGTGCGGCGTGCCCCAGCCGTGCCGGACCGCGGCCTGGGTCAGATCCGGACTAGGACCCGGGCCGGGACCGGGCGGCGCCGGCTGGGACACGATCCGCCAGCGCCGCGCGGTGACCCCGGTCAGGCCAACCTCGACCGCGGGGATGGTGACCGGCTGACCGCGGACCACGGACAGGTCCGGGCCCGCGCTGACCCGGGCCCCGCCGTGGGTGACCCACAGGTCCCGGTGCTCGACCGAGACGTACTCGGTGGCCGAGACGGTGGTCTCGTTGAAGGCCGCGTAGGCGCCGACCTTCCAATACCAGGACGCGCCCGCCCCGGACGGTTCGAGCTGTCCGGTGTTGATCGGCAGCGTGGAGCCCTGGTAGTAGACCTCCACCCGGCCGCCGTCGAGGACCCGGATCTCGACCTCGAACTCGTCGCCGGTCACGTAGAACTCGTCGAGGCGAGGATCGGCCTGGACGCCGTTGATCCGGCACAGGAGCTTGGTCTCCCCGCTGATCAACTGGGTCCGGATGGCGATCCGGTCGCCGGTCACGCCGTTGTGCAGTTGCGCGACCACGACCTCGGGGTCGGCCGCGGGCAGGTGCGTGATGCGCACTCGGGTGTGCAGCGTGTGGTCGCCCTGCATGGCGTCGAACGCCATCTCGGACCCGTCCGCGCGAGTCTCACGCAGCTCCGAACGCGGGTCGGTGGAGCCGCTCGTGGTGGCCGCGTCGGCGCGGACCTGAAACTGGACCGCGGGCACCGCTACGTCGTTGATGGTGTTCGTGACGACCTTGAAGTACGGATCGGCCGAGAACCCGGCGGCGATCTTAGCCAGGGACGCGGTCGAGATCGTGGCCGCGCCGTTCTCGGCGTACTGCAGGCTGAAGTGGTTCTCACCGGCCTCGGCGCCGATGTTCAGCACGTCGCCCGGCACCGCGACCGGTGTGCCGCCCCCGCCGACCTCGGCCCCGGTGCCGTCGGTGTCGCCCAGGTCCCCGGCCGGGCCGACGTCGGCCAGGCCCAGGTAGGTCAGGCGCGGCCCGTAGCCGGGCTTGCGCCAGATCCCGTCCGCGCCCTGGGTCATGCCGGCCGCGCCGGTGTTGGCGTAGTAGGCGTTGTTGGTCATCACCGTGTTCGACGGGGCGATCCGCTGGGTGATGGCCGCGCCGGTGTCGGCGTCGACCACGATGTTGTCCCGGATCGTGCAGTCGCGCGGGGTCGACGAGTAGTTGTCGCCGATCCGGATGCCCTCGGGGTTGTTCACCAGCACGTTGCGCTCGACCATCGCGCCGATCACACGCCAGTGCCCGGACAGGTTCGTCGAGCTGCCCTCGGCGTCGCCCGTGTCGAGGAGCAGGGGACCCTGGTAGTTGCCGCCGTACACGCCCTGGATGTAGTTGTAGGCGATCTCGTGGTCGGCGTCGTAGAACCGGATCCCGCCCGAGCCGATGGTCGTGCCGAACGTGGCCATCAGTCCCCGACCTGCGATCCGTAGTTGCCGGTGATGATGTTGTCGTTGCCGAAGGTGATGCCGGTTGAGAAGTCGCCGGTGGCCACGATCTTGTTGCAGGCCCCGTCGAAGTGGTTCTTCGTGATCTGCACGTTGTGGATGTCGTCGAACTTCAGGCACTGGTTGCCGTACGTCTTGAAGTAGTTGCCCTCGACCAGCCAGCCCGTGCTCGTCCCGGTCCCGCCCCCGCCGCCGTCCGTGGCCGCCTTGCCCTGGGCCATCACGCCCTGGTGGATGTAGCGCTCGTCCGACTGCGGCGGGCCGGTGATGTGGTTGCCCTTGATCGTGACGGACGAGCTGGACCGCTTCGAGGGCGTGTTCCAGGTCTGGATCCCGTCGGTGTGACTGCCCGCCAGGTCGCCCGTCGCGAGGAAGTCGGACTCACCGATCGCGTTGTAGAGGATCTTGTGGCCGTCGCCGAAGAACGTGATCCCGTTGATGTCCCCGACGCCGCCCTCGTTGACCTGGGCAATGTCGTTGTTCTGGATCACATTCCCGGTGCCGACCGAGTACACCCCGGAGTTGCCCGCGCCCCGGATGCGGAAGTTCTGCACCGTGACGTAGTTCGCCTGGATGTCGATCTTCTTGACGGTGAAGCCCTGCCCGTCGTACACCCGCTGCGCCGACGCCGTCCCCGACGTGGTGATGGTCAGCGTCGAGGTGGAGTTCCCGGTCGTGAGGATCGCGCCGGGCGGGGTCTCCACGCCGCCCACGCCGAGGGTCTGCGTCGGGGCGGGCGGTGGGCCGCTGCCGGCCGGGTCGTCGATCACGTAGTTGTCGGACATGATCGAGTTGGTGCCGTGTCGGATCACCGGCCCGCCGATGCTCTGCAGGATCGTGTTACCGGTGGTCCGGATGCCGCCCATCTTCACCGAGATGACCTCGGGCTCGCACACGCAGTCGTGGAAGACGTTGCGCTCGATCACCCCGTTGGCGATGGTGCGCGACATGGTCGACACGCCGTAGCGCACCGGCTCCTTGTCGTTGCCGACCTCGGGCTTGATCGAGCGGAAGATGTTGTGATCGATCCGCACCCACCGGCAGCCCGCGGACGAACCCTGCCCGGCGTCGACCTTGGCGAACGAGCCGTAGACCCGCACGCCGTTGCCGGACGTGCCCTTGTTCCGGATCTCGTTGTGGTCGATCCGGATGTGGTAGCAGTCGTCCCCGGCGAAGATCCAGGTCTGGACGTCGCTCGACTCACTGTGCGACGTCGGCCCGAACGTGCAGCGGGTCAGGCGGCAGTGGTGGGAGTTGCCGCGGAACTGGAACGTCTCGCCACTCCCCTGCCAGTTCCACATCAGACCGGACACAGTCACGTAGGTGCAGTTGGTGATCCGGAACGACGACCCGGACGCGATCAGCGCGCCACCGACGTTGGCCGCCTCGACCGAGATCCCGGCCGTCGCCGTGCCGGTCCGCCCGGACATCGAGAACGCCCCGGAATAGGTCCCGTTGGCGAGCACGATCCGCTGCCCGGCCACCGCGTTGGACAGTGCAGTGACCAGCTGGTTCGACGTCGACACGTTGACCACGCTGGTCCCGGCCGGGATGACCGGGTACGGGGTCCCGTCCGGGAACGCGAGCGGGTAGATGGCCACGCGGCTCCTACTCTGTGGTCATGGGCGAAACCAAGATCTGTCCTGAGTGCCACGAGGACTTCGGGGCCTGGCCGGGCGATGACTCCGACGGCGTCATCTGGCGCGAAGACGGTGAGAACTACTGCTCAGCCGAATGTGTAGTGATCCGAATTCGCCGACGCGACGGGCATCCCACGCCCAAATCGGGCTCGTAGCTCAGGAGTGACTGACCACGACGTCGCGGATCTGGCAGGACGCGTACCCGTTGGCCGGGTTGTTCTGGTCGGTCGAGTTCTGCTGGGCGTAGCAGCCCAGCTTGAAGTACTGACCCGACCCGTACCCCGGGTTGGCCGTGATCTTCGTGGTGCCGTTGACCTTGATGGTCAAGGTCCCGTTGGACACCCGGATCTCGATCGCGACCTCGGTCCCCCAGGGGAAGTTGCCCAGGGTCGTGGAGTGCTCGGTGCCGTTGATCGACGCCCGCCAGGTGGTGCCCTCGCAGCGGATCTGCAGGGTGTCGTCCGACCCGTCGTGCATCTGCCCGATGACCATCTCGGGCTTGTCGTCCTCCATGTGGATGACCGTCGCCCGGTAGGACAGCACGTGCGTGCCCGACGACCCGTTCCAGGCCGCCTTCGAGCTACCGATGTACTCGCGCAGCTCGGTGCGCGGGTACTTCGTGTTCGAGCTCGTCCGGCCGCCGTTCATGGGCACCTGGAAGTGCACCCGAGCACCGTCCGAGGTGGTGTAGAAGTACGGGGCCTCGCTCCAGCCGCCCTCGAGCTGGGACGGCGAGATGTCCACGTGCCCGGACGGGTAGCCCACGCCCAGGTTCCACTTGCCGCCGCCCGCGCCGAGCGCGAGCACCTGCGCCGGCGAACCGCCCACGGTGCCGCCTCCACCACCGCCGAAGGGCAGGGTCGCGGTCGCGTGGTTGGACTGGGCCGACTCCACGCCGCCGACGAACGCGGTCACCCAGTACTCGTAGGTGCGCATCGTGGACGGGGTCCGGGTGCTGGTGGTCGTGGTGAGGTTGTCCGCCCCGGACACGCCGGACGGCGAAGCGATCTCGTAGAGCTTGTAATGGCTCGCGCCCGGGACCGGGTTCCAGGTCAGCACGATCGAGTTATCCGACTGCGTGACCGCGGTCATCCCGGTCGGCGCGGACGACGAACCCGAGCCGGTCAGCAGTGCGCCGGTCCCGTCGCGCCACGCGGTTCCGTCGCCGTAGATCGGCTTGTTCAAGGTGGTGTCGAAGTACTGCATGCCCACGGCCGGCTGCGGGCGCTGCGCCGTCGTTCCGGAGACCATCCGGCTGGCCGAGACCGACGCCAACTGCGCCTGGATCGCGTCCAGCCGGGCCTCGGCCGTGTCCAGGCCGACGTCCACGGCCTCGATCCCCTGCTCCCAGCGGTTCGCGCCCTGGTCGGCCGTGACGAGCTCGCCGTCGACCCAGGCGTACGGGGTGTACCGGTTGACCACGTTCTCTCCTTAGATGCGGAACACGCGGTCACTACCGGGAGACCAGCGACCGGTCACGTCCTGCCCATTGGGCAGGATCGACAGCGCGACACCTGACCCGCGGTCCACGTGCGCGATCAGTCGCTGTGAGGCCGCGGGCAGGTCCACCCCGCCGGTCACGGCCGAGGCCTGGTAGATCACGACGCTGTTGATCGCCGGACCCTCTGGGACTCCCTCCCAGACCGCGTCGGCCGCGTCCGCGACGCCGTTCGCGTTGGTGAGCGAACCGAGCGTCTCGGTGGCCACGATCACGCCCCCCGCCCCGATCACCTCGGACAGGTACCGGTGGGTGACCGAGAACGTGTAGCCGCGGACCAGGCTCGCCTTGATGACCGAGCCGTCGACCTTCCAGACGATCTCGCCCTTTAGGAAGCCCTCTCGGGCTGGGTCATACAAGGTCGACATGGCGCCCTTCTCTACGCAGTGATGTAAACTGATCCATGTGACGTCCCGCGAAAGACCGCACCGTTCCTGCTTGAGATGCGATCAAATGGCGAAGATCCACGGCCGGGGACTCTGTCGCCGTTGCTACGAGTACTTGCGGTTCCATGACCGCCTGGACGAGTTCGCCCGTCCGAAGCGCAGCCCTACGGAATGGTTCGCCTTGATCGACAAAACCGACCCGTCGGCATGCTGGCCCTGGCCTGGCCATGTACGCCGTCGGAACGGCTACGGCTGGACCGGCTCTCAGCTAGCCCATCGCTGGGCCTACGAGCAGCACGTCGGACCCATCCCGACAGGGAGGCAGGTCGACCACACGTGTCACACCCGTGCTGCCACATGCCCGGGCGGTTCCACCTGCCCGCATCGTGCGTGCGTCAACCCGGCGCACCTCGAGGTAGTGAACCAGCCTGAGAACCTGAAGCGAGGACGAGACCGCCGGACTACATGCAAGCGTGGCCACCCGATTGCACGGAACGCGGATGGCCACTGGCAGTGCAGGCCTTGCCTCCGGGACAGGAAGCGCCAGTGGAACGCAGCCAACCGAGATGAGATTAATCGACGGCGGCGAGAGGCCTACGCCGCTAAGCGGTGAGGAATTTCCGCTGCCCTGAAATCTCCACGCTCGCGTTACCGCCGCCGGTGTGAGTGAAGGTCGCCGTCAGCGGGGTCAGGGACGGCGGGAACTCGAGCCAGGCCGGGCCGGGCTCGCGGTAGACCTGGGTGACCGGCGGCGACCAGGGGTCTCCGACCCCGGGCGACGCCCGCCAGTGCTCGCACTCGAGCACGAGCTCGCGCCCGGCCGAGATCACGCCGTTGAACTGCACCCACCGCTCACCGATCGCCAGCCGCGGGTTGTTCACCGGACCGATGAACCGGATGACCGCGTCCGCGATCGGGGCCGTGGAGCCCTGGAACAGGGTCAGGTTCGCGGTCGTGCCGGTGACCCCGGTGATGGTCTGGGCCACGTCCACGTCCTCGGTCCAGAACGCGTCCGTGAGGCGCAGCGCGATCGACACCTGCGCCAGCGGCTCGGCCCAGCGCCGAGTGAAGTCCATGACGTCCACGACCTCGACCGTGGTCGTGAGCGTGACCCCGTCCGGGCGCCGCCAGGACAGCTCCACGTCGTCGGCGTGGAACAGCCGCAACAGATCGTCCCGACGACGGAAGAACTCGCGTTCTTCGCCACCGGACGGCGGGGTGCCGTCGGGCCGGGCGCCGACCACCCACATCGGCAGCACGATCTCGCCCGCGTCGAACCGCTTGCCCGGGGTTCGGATCCGCCCGTGCCGTCCGGGGACGACCGAGTCCGCGCCACGCCGACCCGGCACGGTCAGCAGACCGGACACGTCCGAAGTCATGTAGCAGTACGAGCCCAGGTCGACCCCGTTGACCAGCAGCTGTTCCGGAACCGGGGGTGGCGGCGGGTCGGTGGTCGGGTAGAACGGCGGGTAGACCGGTGGGTAGGTGCTCATCCGAAGATCCCCATCGCGGCCTGGCGCCGGTGCGTCTGCGCGACCGAGTCACTGCCGGTCTCGGGGAGCGGGTTGTGGATCTCGGTGTGGATCGTGACCTGCTTCCCTGCCGCGCCCGCCTCGACCGCGTCGTTCTGCGCGAGTTCGGAGTTCACCCGGGCGTTGAAGTCGGCCGCCCAGGCGTCGGACGCGAGCGCGTCCTGCACACCGGAGACCCCGACCACGACCGTGCTCGCGAGCGAGCGGGCAGCCCGCTCGACCTCGGACTCGGAACGGCGCATGCCCAGTGCCAGGCCGGCACCCATCATCTCGCCGTAGTAGGTCGTGAGCTTGCTCGGCGAGCGGACCTGAGCGGCCGCGCGCATGGCCGACGCCGCTGCGGCACCGAGCGCGGCCGCAGCCGCGCGCACTGCACCGAGCATGGAGTTGAGGCCATCGACCAAGCCCTGTCCCATGTCCCGGCCCGCTGCGTAGAACAAGGGCGGCGCCGTTTTGAGAGTGGCGTTCATCTCCTGAATACCGGCCCGCACCTCGGCCTCGGCGTCGGACATCCCGACCTGCACCGCAGAACGCAGCTGCTCCATGGCGGCCTGCATTTCGGAGACCATTTGCTGCGCCCCGGTCTGCACTGCAGACACCATTTGCGACATTCCGGCCTGCACGGCAGCGGTCATCTGGGCCATCGCGGCCTGGGTCGCAGAAACCCCGAGGCCCCAGTTCAGCTGCAGGGCCTCGGTGACCTGCTGCATCCCGGTCTGCACCGCGGACACGATCTGCTGGAATCCCAGCTGTACCGCAAGGACGATCTGTGTCATCCCCAGGGTCACCGCAGGGACAACCACGGCGAACCCCGCGAGAATGGCGGCCGCGAACAGCAGCATCCCGTTGGTCGCGTCCGTCTGCATCTGCAGGAACGCCTCGGAAAAGGCCGTGCGCATCGCCAGTAGACCCGTGTCCACCGCCAGCTGGACCAGGGTCCAGCCCGTAGTGAAGGCGGTCTGCAGCAGGAGCATGCCGTTGGCCACGGCCGTCTGCATGAGGACGAAGCCCAGGGTCAGTGTGTTGACCAGGGTGTTCATCGCCAGCGAGGCGCCAGCGCCGATGGCCAGGAAGCCGTTGGTGAACGCGGTCTGCAGGGCGACCAGGGCAAGGGTCGCGATCGGCAGGAGCTGGGCGAAACCGGTCTGCACCACGAGCTTGACCTGCTCCATGGCCAGCCGGGCGATGTCGTCCAGCGGGTCCATGCCGTCCCGGATCTCGGTCTCCAGGTCCGTGAACTTCTCGTCAAGATCCGTGTCCTCGGGGCTGAACCAGTCCTTGAGGAGCTCGCCGATGTCGGGCAGCCAGCCTTCGCCGTCGACCGACCCGAACTGGGGCTCGATCCCGTTCATGCCGCGCTCGAAGCCCTCGCGCAACGCCTTGCCCATGTCGTAGCCGTCGTCCTCGATGATGCCGAGGGCCTCATCGATACTGTCGTCCAGCTTCCTCAGCCAGTCGCCAATGGTCCCCTCTTCGCCGTGCAGGCCGAGGGCCTTGCCCAGATCCTCCGCCGACTTAGTGAAGCCGTCGGTGAACTCGCGGAACTTTTGGTCAACGGTATTGAACCCCTGCATGGCCGCCGAGATGTCGGCGCCGAGGGCGGCAAAGTCCTTGGCGAAGGCACGGATCTGATCGATAGCAGCCGGCAGGCCATCGACCATCTTCCGTAGATCGTCCTGGAACTTCTGGTCCCGGAACAGGTCGCCTAATCGACTAAAGGCGTCCTCGATCTTACGAATCGTGCCGGTGTCGACACCGTCGAGAGTCTCACCCAGGCCACGGAAGACGTTGCCGACCGAGCGCCCCAGGCTGTCCCAGTTGAATCGGTTGAAAAAGGTTGACAGCGAGTCGAGGAACTTGTTCACCCCGGGCGCGGCGGCGGCGAAGACCTCAAGGCCATTGCTCACCAGGTCGGAGAAGCCCTGGCCGAGCTCAACGAGCATGTCACGCAGGCCGCGCATCGCCCGGTCGAGCGTGCCGTCACCGATGAGCTGAGTGACGTTCGCCCGGAACGAGGCCCCGAACTCGTTAACTGCCACGCGCAGCGCATCCATCACACTGGACTGCGCTCCGAGCTGCAGGATCGAGGACAGGATGTTCTGCAGGCCGGGCTGCATGCCGAGCACGGCAACCCGGATGTTCTCCATGTTCTGCCGCAGCAGAGCCAGGCCGGGCGCCGAGGCGATCCACTCCGCGGTCCGCAACGCCACCGTGGACATCGCCTGGGCGATCCCGTTCAGCCCGGCCGTCAGGGTGGGGAACGTGGTCGCCAACGTCCGGAAGACGGGGATCATGCCGCGTTCGAACGTCGCCGCCACCGAGGCACGCAGCGCGTCAAACTGGGGCTTGATCGTCTTCGCGGCCCGCTCGATGCCCTCCATGCCGGCCGCGATAGCCGCGATCGGCCCCGCAACCAGGCCTAGCGCGGCCGGGATGGCTAGGACGGCGGTCGAGACCGCCCCCCAGGCCGCGGTAACGGCTGCGCCCGCGACCGCGAGCCCGAGAGAGAGAGCGCCGACCTGGAGCAGTAGGCCCACGAGCTGAGTGGCCCCGCTGAGAAGTGGCGAACCGGGGCCGAAAGCCCTTCCACCGCTGGTGCCAACGGACCCCAGGGACGCCCGCACGCCGACCAGGGCGGCCTCGATCGCCGCGATCTGCGCGACGGCCGCGGCCGCGTCCACGTCGATGTTGATCGAGATGTTGCGCCCGTCGAGGCGCCGCACGATCGCGTCCAGGGCGGTGAGGTCCCGGATCGCCTGACGCACGCCGTTGAGCCGGACGTTCATCCGGACCGAACGCCCGTCGAGCCGTCGCAGCACGGCGTCCGCGCGCTCGAGGTTCCTCAGGTCGAGATCGACCGGGATGGTGATCTGCGCGTTGTCCAGGGCCTGCAGTCGAGCACGCAAGCGCTCGATCTCGGACCCGTCCCCGACCTCGACCGGGATGGTGACTCGAGCGTTGTCGAGTGCTGCCAGCTGGGCGCGCAGCCCGGCCGTGTCGACGTCGAACCCGACCGGGATCTCGAGCTTCAGACTGCGCTCGATCGCCTCGAGCTCGCGCTGCAGCTCTCGCCGGAACCCGGAGGTGTTCGGGACCACCCGGACACTTACGCGACCGACCTCATCGCCACCGGGACCGGTCACGCTCACCTCCCGGGGTGTTGAGTTAGGTGTCGGCGCGTTGCTGGCGCCGCGCGAGCTCGGCGACCGTGAGGACGCGCGGCTTCCGCTGCGCCTGTGGAGGCGTGACCACGGGCTTGTTGCCGCGCTTGCCGGCCCGCTGCCGGTTGGCTGCCGCCAGCAGGTTCACGCCAGCGGCGAGTAGGTACGTCTCCGGCGTCCACGGCCGGAACTCCTGGCCACCGCGCACGGACGCGCTGAAGGCCGAGCCCGGGGGAAGCTGCCCGACGAGCCAGAGGACACGGCGAGGTGTGACCCGACCGAGGAACACGTCGTACAGATCGACGCCGATCCCCTGCAGGTCGAACAGCAGCGCCTCGCCGTGCTCCTCGATCAGCTCGTCGAGCTGGAAGCTTCCCCCGGCTGGGTCCGAACGTTGTACGCGGTGAAGGTCTGCATCAGATCGGCGTCCTCGACCTCGTCCGCCCACATCTTGTACTGCTCGGGATCCACGGCCACGATCTCCAGCGCCTCGATCACGGCCTGATAGACCTCGTCCAGCTCGGCCATGATCTTCATCTGCTCGGACGGCGGAGGGTTCTCCTCGTCGAGCGCGTTGCGCAGCTTGTTCGCCCGCTCGTAGCGCTCGAGCACGGCCGCATAGCGACGCTTGAACTCGGCCCGGCGCGAACGCGGCCGGATCGCCAGGGGCACGATGAACTCGGGCGCCCCGTCCGGGTACTCGACCGTGGCCGCCTGGGCGTCCTCGCCCATCTGGTCGGTGATCGAGGTCTTCTCGCCCTCGGCCTTACCCGTGCTGCGCGGCGCCCGGCGGGGGGTGGACTTGCTCGTGGTCATGTTCTCCCGAACCTCTCCCGAACCTCAGAAGACGAAGAGATCGACGGGCGGCCCGGTTCGGGGGGTGGGCCGCCCGCCGATCGATCACGGGGCCAGGCCGAGCTCGGGGCCGATGAAGGTCATCAGGTTCGAGCCGGTCACCTGGAGCACGGTGAACCGGACTGGGAAGGCCAGGAAGCCCTCGACGTCGATCTCGACGTCGTCCTCCGAAGAGATCGACGTGCGGGGCACGTAGAGGCCCACCTCGTTGGTGCCGTCAACGATCCTGACGTAGAGCGCGCGCTCGATCGTGGCCGTGGCCGAGGTGACGCCGAACTGGTCGGCGGTGTCCACGTCCCCCGGGCCGAAGTACATGGACAACACCTCGTTGTCCACCTGGTGCAGGAATGCGGTGATGGCGAAGGTCGTGGGCTCGCGCCGCTCGCGCAAGCTCGGGTTCTGCCAGGTGCCGATGACCTCACTGTCACCGCCGTCGCGGGTGATCGTGAGGCCGTCCTCGCGGCTGGTGTGGCCCAGGTTCGCCCACGGCGTGGCGGGACTGTCCAGGTCGGCCGGGATCGCGGTCTCGGCGGGGGCGGTGTACATGTAGCCCGTCCCCGGGATCAGGACGGCAGAGTCGAGCAGTGCCACGGGTACCTCCTAGGGAGTGGGGAGCGACCGCGGGCGGCCCGTGGCAGGCCGTGCGGGGATCACGCAGCGCGGCGGACGCGCAGCGCATAGGTCGCCACGTAGCGACCAAGGCGGGGAAGGTCGACGTCGGGCACTTCCATCGGCCCCTGCGACTCGCGCAGCTGCACGATGTGCCCGGCCGGGGTCACGGTCTGGTTGTCCCAGGCCTCCCAGAGCACTCGCCGCACCTGGTCGGCCAGGTCGGAGGCCGCCGACACCGGATCGAGGTCATCGGTCGCATCCGACCAGCACTGCACGTTGATCTGCGGGCCGTCCCAGAACCTCGGGGCGGGGGACGCGCCGGTGACCCGGCGGACCACGATCAACGGAAGGAACCGGAGCAGGTCGTCCGGGATGGCCGAGCGGATGGTCACGTCGGGCAGAGCGGCGCGGAGCAGTAGGACGGGGACCTGCTCGGCCTCGCCTGCCCACCTGGCCATCAGCCGAACGCTCGCCGGAGCACGAAGATGCCCTGCATGGCCCCGGTGGGGCCCCCGGAACGGCCGAACTCGATCGCGGCCGCGGCCCGCTGGCCTCGTTCGTCACTGAGCACCACGAACGAGTCGGGGATGTTGCCGCGCTCGACCAGGATCCGAGCATGGCCCTGGGCGTGGTGTTGCGCGAGCAACGCCGAGGCGCGGGCCCCTCCGCGCTGCGCCGTGTCGTGCACGGCGTCGACCACGCCGGGCAACTTCGCGAAGTACTCGTCGGTGGCAAAGCCGTAGATCTCGGCCACGTCAGCGCTCCTCCTGCAGTAGGGCGGTGATGTGGCTCGTCGCGCCGGAGTAGCTGCGCGGCTCGGGGCCCGAGCGCACCGACAGCGACCTGCCGTGCCACTCCACCCGGGACCACACCCCGAGCGGCGCGTTGCGGGCGATGAATCGCCAGGTGGAGTACACGCGCTGCTGCTGAGTGGAGTCCACGGACGGGAACAGGCGCAGCTGCGACATTGGCTGCATCCACGCCTTCACGGTCACGCCCACACTCGCCGGCCGGACCCGCTCGTCGCCCCGGGAGTCGGTGTAGGTCTCCTGGGGGTAGACCGTGACCGTCTCCGGGGCGGCGTCGAGCAGGCTCACGGCAGCCACACCTCGCCCGGTTCCCACCACCGGTGGCTCTTGATGGGGTACTCGAGCGCGTCGTCCACGAGCGGGATCGAGCCCGCCCGGCCACCGACCCCGAGCAGGCGCCGCTCGGCCGCCGTCAGGAACATCCCCGACTCGCCGGACGATCCGGTCGCCAGCTCGTAGGAGTAGTCACCCGCGGTCTCCGACCGCTTCCCCTCGGGGTTGCGCAGCACACGAACGACCATGGCCGCGACCACGAACTTGAGCTGCTGGGCCGTCACCGTGCCGGCGGTGATGCGCGCGGCCAGACCGGGGATCGTGACGAGCACGGCCTCGGCCTTGTCGATGACCCAGTTGACGTGCGCCTCGTTCTCGGGCGGCACCTGCTGGTTCCACTCCAGCTCGATATCGGCAACGTCGGCGTAGACGCCCATGGACGTGACCTCCGTTGCCTGCGAGCTGGAGTGGAACCGGCCGGGAACTACTTGTTGGAGCTGGGCCGCTTCACGGTCTGGCGCTCGGCCGAGCTCTTGTCGACCGTGGCAGGCCCCTCCGCGCGAGCACCTCCCTTGGCGGCCTCTTCAGCGACGGCGCCGGCCCCCTTGAAGCTGTACTGGGACCGGTCCTTCTCGACCGGGTTGTAACCCCAGTAGCCGTGCTCGACCGCATCGGCCGGGTCGACGACCTCGCCCCGCTTCTTCTCGTCAGCCATGTCTCAGTCCTCCGATCAGAACACCAGGGCAGCGGCCGGGTAGCGCGTGGCCGCGTTGGTGTTGTCGTTGTTCAGGGTGTTGGCGACCTGCCAGCCGACGCGGAACTTGACCCGCATCGCGACCATGTCCTGCTGCGCGAGGTTGTAGACGATGTCGCCGGTGGCCGGGTTCTGGATCACGGCCTCGGTGAGCAGCTTGAACGAGATGTCCTCGCGCACGGCGACGACGAACTGCGACGCCCAGTCGCCGGCGAGCATCCGGACGTTCGTGCCGGCGGCGCCGCCAGTGGTCCACAGACCACGCATCGGGTACGTGATCGGTGCACCGTCGAGCGTGTTCAGATCGCCGGTCAGGCGACCCTGGTCGAGTCGCTCGCCGTCAGCGTTGCGGGCCGCCCGGAGACGGCGCCGGATCGCCCGGGAGGCGACGAAGCCGGAGACATCGAACCCGTCCTCTTCGACCGCGCTGATCAGGTTGTCGATGTCGCCGAAGTAGCCGCCCGCGGTCGCGGCCGCCGTGCCCTCAGTGACCGAGTTGCCGGCCGCGATCGCGGCAGCGGACACGTTGGTCGGGAACGAGGCCGGAGCGTTGACCCCGAAGAAGACGGCCGAGTCGAGCGCCCGGTAGAACGCCTCGACGATGTACGGCTCGGCGTTGTCCCAGATGTTGATCTCGACGTCAGCCGCCACGTTCTCCGGGACGGGCATGATCGTCGCAAGTTCCTCGATCTGCAGGAACTTGTTGTCCCAGGCCATCTCGGTGGTCTGCTTGACACCCGTGTCACCGGTCACCCAGTAGGCGATCGGGAGCGCCGACAGGATCGGGAACCGGATCTGGTTCCGCGACACCGGGATGCGCCGGAACAGCTGCAGGACGGCCGAGTCCTCGGTGGCCTTCCCGAGCATCTGCCGAGAGACCTCCTCGGGGATGAGGGCCTCGGCGTCGGTACGCGCCGTAATGCTGTCGTAGGGCACGGAATCTCCTCCGTTTTCTTGTTCACAGCGGACATTCCGTGCCGCTGTTGGTTAGTCGAGAAGGGCGCTGGAAATGGCTAGGTCGACGGAGGCGGAACCTCCGCCGGACCGGCGCAGCGTGAACTCCCACGCCGCTCCACCCTGAACGGGACGACCACGCAGGTAAGCAACGTCGTCGTCAGGCACCCACCCGTAGAGCACGCGCTTGCCGGTGGGGGCGCTCAGGGTCGTGACCACGTCGCCGGAACTGAAGTCGAGCGAGCGCGTTTCGGTCACGATCTCGTACTCGCCGAGACAGGCCATGTCAGCCCACCCCCGCTGCTCGCCGGATGAGCGCGTTCATGTCGAGCGGGGCCTTGCCGCCCTTCGCCCCCTGATCGGGGTCGGGGGTGGCGCGGCCAGCGATCTTGGTCAGGGACTGGGCCAGCTCGCCGATCGCGGAGTCGTCGGGTTCGCCGTCCTTGAGCAGGTCGGCACCCTTGATCCGCTTGAGCAGGCCTTCCACGTCGGCTCGGTCGATCCCGGCCTTCGCGAGCTGGGCGTCGAGCTGGGCCATGGCCAGGCGACCGCTGCGCTCCTGCTCGCGCTTGTCGCGCTCGGAGAGCTGGGCCTGCAGGTCTGCGACCTGCTGCTCGATCGTCTTGGCCTGCTTCGTGTTCGCCTTGGCCTGCGCCTCGTGCTTGCGCGCGAGCGTGCGCCACTTCCTCGCCTCGGCCTGCCAGTCGGTGTCGTCGGCCGCCGTGTCGGCGGACTCGGTATCACCTCGGCGAGCCGCGTCGGCCAGGAGCTGCTCGGCCTCGGCGTCGGTCAGGCCCAGGTCTTCGACCTCGGCCGGGGCCTCGGTCGCGTTCTCGTCGGACATGTCGTGCTCCCGTGTCGGGATGGGCCCCGCATCTGCCATGTCGGCGCGGGGCAACCGCCTGGATCAGGCGGAAGACTTGACGGACCGTCGGGCTGCCAGGAGTCCTGGATCATGCTCGGCTGTAACGCACGCTGTACAAGTGCGCGACGGTGAGAACGTGACGAACCTGCTGCGCCTGCTGTACGTACTGGTGGCGCTCCCGGGCCGGCTGCTGGTCCGGTGGCTCGACCGGAAGCGGCACGAGAACGGGCTCCTGCCGATGGGCGGGTTCCTGCGCGGCTCGGTGCACGGGTTCGTGTGGCTGATCGCGCTGATGATCTTCTCGATGGCCACCGTGACGCCGACGCGCACCGATGAGATCGAGCGCGTCCAGCCCGAGCGGAGCCGGGTCACCGAGCTGGCCCGGCGCTACACCCCTCCGCCGACGACGACCGTGCTCGTACCCACGCCCACGCCCACCAGTGAGCCGGAGCCGGTCTACGTCCCGCTCCCCGACGACGATGACGACGACTGGGACAAGCCCCGGATCTGTCATCGCAAGTGGTGGTGCTAGCGACGTCGGACGTCGGTCGCGGCCAGGTCGCGCTGGTCAATCTGGAGCTTCGTGAACTTGTGCCGCTTCACCGTGAGCACCGGCCCGAGCTCGCCGTGCTGCTTCACGAGCAGGATCTTCCGGTAGTCGATCTGCCGGGCGTCGAACGCCATCTCGCCGAAGGTCTCGCGGATCGCGTTGTGCACGTCGTCGGTCATGGCGTTGGCGTCGAGCAGGTCCTCGGCGCTGTAGACCGGCACTCCGGAGCGGGTCTCGCCGACCGGCGACGCCTCGTCCGTGACCCGACTGGAGTTGATTACCCGGCCGGGATCCTGGTCGCCCAAAATCGGGGCCACCACGCAGTCGCAGTTCGGGTGGATCGGCAGCAGGTCCCGCTTGCGGTAGCGCTGGGTCGAGGCCACGATGCACAGCCCGCAGGACTCGGCCCCGGTGAGCACGCGCCGGTAGAACCGGACCTCGGGCTCGTCGGCCAGCCGCTCCCGGGCCGTGTGCGTGGTCGCGAGCTCCACGTCGGTCAGGGCCAGCGACCGGACCCGCCGCTCGCCATCGCCCACTGCGGCGGTCAGCGGCTTGCGCTCGCGCTCCGTGGGCCCGGGGATGCCGAGCTCGATCTGCACGCCCCGCCGGGGACGCTCCACGGCCGGCGCGTCGGGGATGTCGATCTGCACGCCCCGCCGAGATGTCCGGCCGAGCGCCTCGGCCCTGTCCAGGGCCTCGCCGAGGCTGGAGCGGCGCTCCTCGATCCGCTCCTCGGTCTGCGCGAGGGAGCGCCACACCTCCTCGAAGGGGCGGCGGTACACGACCTCCGGCCGCACCCCGTTGCGCACGGCCGAACCGGTCACCCGGCGGTAGTCCACGCCCCGAGGCCGGAACGGCTCACCGCGCTGGTCCGCGAGCACCCGGCCGACGAAGTCGTCGGTGAGCGTGGCCGCGGCCCGCTGTGCGCCCTCGACGAGCGGCACGGCGCGGGCGACGAACCGGTCCGCGTCCGCGTCCCGCCAGGAGTGCGCCTCCAGGAACAGCTCGATGAGCGTCTGCACGAGCCCACCCCGGATCCGGGCGAGCTGCAGGATGAACTCGTCGATGAAAGCGCGCTGTTCCGGCAGGCTCACGGCGTTTCAGGGGGCCGCTGAGCGGCCGGGGCGGGCTGCTGACCTGCCGGACGCGCCGCGGGCTGTCCAGGGGCCTGCTGGGGCGCCCGCGCGGCCGTCAGGAACGCCTCCGAGGCCTGCTCGGCGCGCAACTGGGACACCCGCTGCGGCGTCCAGCCGATCTCCTCGGCCAGCATCGGCAGCGGGAAGCCCGCGGCCTTGAGCTTGGACGCGAAGTCGGCGACCACGGCCGGCTGGAAGTTCTCCGGCCGGGCCCAGACGATCTCCGACTGCGACAGGTCCCGCTCCAGGCCCGCGACACCGGCCATCAGCTGCAGGACCTCCTCGAGCCCCTCGCCCCAGGCGGCCATGTTCTGCTTCACGGCCGCGATGTGCCCGGCGTCCAGGGCTGCGATCGAGTCCGCCCCGATG